ACCCGGTATCCTTACCTAGTGGCGCGCCGCTGCCATCCTTACCCCATAACAAATAATCCGCAATAGTGGAGGCTTCAGAACTAGTCAAATCGGGAAACTGTACTATATACGTTTCAATGAATTGGGTGCGTTCTTCCGCAGTCTCCAATCCCCAGTTTAATTTCAATCTATTCTGCATTTCGTGTCCTCCTACATTCTAAGTATACCACGCGCATGGGAGGAAGTCAAATTTTGTGAGCGGTCGTCTACAATTTTCGTGAAAATTTGACAACTTCTCCAAAATCGGTTATAATATAAGAGTAAGGTAAGTTGAACTTCTAAGGAGGACACGTTAATGGAACATGATAACGTAAACCACCCGGCGCACTACAATGTAGGTAACTACGAGTCAATTGACGTAATGGTAGCGACACAGGGCGTAGAGGCGGTTAAGGACTTTTGTATCTGTAATGCATTTAAGTATATATATAGGCATAGGTTTAAGAATGGAACCGAAGATATAAAGAAAGCCATATGGTATTTAAATAAGTTTGTTGAGTTGGAAGAGAGTACGGAGGACAAATAAATGACACGTAGAGAAAGGTTGGAAGCAGTTATTAGAGGTGAAATAAGTGAGGAACTTATAGAAAGTTGTCGTGAAGAACTGTCTAAGCTCGATGAACGGGCTGCGCGGGCGAGTGAAGATGCGAAGATGAGTGCGAACTACGTAGAGAATAAGGAGTATGAGGAACGTATTTGCGCGGCGCTCCGTGAGATGAGCGAACCTGTTCAGGTCGATGAGTTGGGCGAGTTAGTTGGTTCGACGTTGTCGCGTCAGAGGTTAACGGCCATATGTACGAATCTCATACGAGAGGGACGGATTAAGAGTTGTGATGTGAAGGTGAAGAATAAGGGTAAAAGAAAGGCCTACTACGTGTAGGTCTTTTTTTGATTTTTGATTTCGTGGGGTTTATTTTCCACCCTGCGGGGCAATCGCGCGAGTTAAACGCCTCTAACCCAAATATGACGCCCCGTTCATATGAATGACCGTTCATATGATTTTGTACTCATATGAATACATAGTCATATATATAGGTACTACTTTCAGAGAAAAAACATAAGCGCATTAATAGTGGTAAATAAAAAAGGTTGTATATGTTTTCCTTAAATGAAAAATAAATAAGTTTACCGATAAAATTATTATCTTAATAAACATTAAGGTTTATATGTTGTCATTGTGTTTTCGTACGTATTGACTATAATTGACTTAAGAAGTTATCGCAAATCCGTTTAGTCGGCACGCTCTGCGTGTAGCCATTGAACCTTGAAAACTGAATAAAGTCACTATATAGCAAAAATAGTGAAGTGTCGCATTTTAGCGCACCAAGTTTTTGCTACCTTGTTTATACTTTTGTGGGCGTGAGGATACAATAATCGTATAGTGAAATGACAATCAAAGATAAATAAATCGCTTTAGAGCGATTTAAAATGATTAAATGATATATATATCGTTTAATCGTTTTAAAGCGTTCTAACGCTAAATAAACACTACACAACACTATTTAAAAATCCATTCTTAATGGTAGAAATGAGGTCTACAATGAAGTTCACTTTTATTCAGATTGCAACAGCACAACTCATTAATGATTATGAAGTCATAACAGATTATGACGCAAAGCGTTTAGAGGTAGCAAAAGAGCTTTTAAGGCGTGACGCCCAAAGAACACTTAATGGCTTTAATGCTGACAGTGGGCTTTATGGCAAGGTATTTGAATTGTTAATGCGTAAACCAAACAGTACAGTTACTTGGGTACAAGGACAAAACAAAAGCGACTATATCACACGCATTAACGGCACAACAACACATTGTGAAGTCAAAACAAATTGCGGTCGTATTGGTGACTTTTACAAGTCAGATAAAAGCACTTCAAAATATGTTATCTATTCAATGTGCATGGAAAAGGTTGCAAAGCACGAACGCAAAGACGGCACAAGAGATATTAAGCGTTGGCACATAGAGCCAATAATTATGAGAATGAGCGACTTTTTAAACATCCTGGAAACTACAAAAGCTGTTAAATATATTTGGCACGATAACAGCATTAAATCAGATAGAGAAGAAGCAATCAAACAATGGTATACGCCATTTTATGAAGCACTCAAGGCGTTTAATGCTACGCCATACAATCGACTTGGAAATTACAAGGCAAGCGATATAAAGTAAAGCCCTTAAGGGCTTTACGCTTTTTAGCACTCTCACAATGAGAGTGCTAAAAAGTGTAAAGCACTAAAACACTAACACTTTAGTCAATAGAGAGGAGTTAATCATGACTAACAAAGTAAATGAAGCTATGCTGAAAATGTATGAAGCACGTATGGCACTTAATGAAGCACTTACAGAAGCTCATAAAGAGCTTGAACTTGCGGAAATTGACTATGAACATTCCGACTGGTATGTCAATATGCTTGAAACTAAATGGAAAGAATCAAAAGATGAAGCTATAGGCTTAAAACTTGATAAGGCTTACGAAGACCATCAGACAACAGTAGAATCATACAATGAACTACTTGATAAGGTTGATGTTATTGAAGACGCAATCAAGAAACTCTATAGCATTGACGGGAATTTATACTACTTTGCATAGTAAAGCCGAGCCGATATATCGGCTCGTTTGTATTAGCACTCTCAATGATAGAGTGCTAATACAAGCGATAGAGCTTGAATATATAACACTATGTAAAGCCAATAGGGCAGGAAGGAATTAAAATGAGACTGATTAAGACTATTATGACTACTATCAATGCAGATGAATTTATGGCATGGACTGACTACCAGACCGATGAAGATTTCATCGTATACGCTATTGAAAAGCTGGATATTAATTATATGAGCTTGTTACTGGATGAAAAATCATATACCGATTATAGCATTATCTATAAAGCCCATAACTTTTTTACCATTAAGGGTGAAAGAATCGGCATCGGAGTTAGAATTGAGTGGGGTGACTATAATGAGGACTGCACTTTAATGATGCAGGTGTACAAATAAATAATAAAGCGGTCAGAAATGACCGCTATTTTTTTATTGCCTTAATTTGTTAAAAAAATATCACAATGTTTTTTATTAAATACAATCCGAATTTTTTCGTACGTATCACGTACGAAAGTGGGGTGTACATTTTGGGAAAAAGGTGATATAATGTTACCATAGTAAAGGAGGATTGAACGATGGAAACTAAGACTTGGCATTTTGTTGACTGCTACACCGGCGAAGAGTTTTTCGTGGAAAGTCCGTGGAGCCGCGGCGCGCGAGCTACAGCTGAAAAGTATTTCGACTTCCCAGTGTGCCTGGGCATTGTGGAGCCTGAAGTAGCTGAAGCTATGGGGCTTGATACGTACTAAAATTTTTAAAAAAGTTGGCAGCTACGTACGAAAATTAAAATAATTATGGGAGCTATTCCCATAATTATTTTCTGTTGAATTTTTTTCGTACGTATTACGTACGAAAAAAGGTTTGACAGACTTTCCGAAAAGTAGTAAAATGTAGGTACAACAAAGAGAGAAAGAGAGGTATTCAAAATGTATACAATTTACTTCGATATGGACGGAACTATTGCTGACCTTTACGGCGTAGCCGATTGGCTCCCAAAATTAAGAGCCGAAGATGCTTCGCCTTACGTGGAAGCTACACCACTTGTAGACCTGGAAAAAATGAGTGAGCTGTTAGCGGAGCTTCAGCACATCGGTTACACTCTCGGAATTATTAGCTGGACTTCAAAAGGTGGCACAAATTCCTACAATAAAAAAGTTAGAAAAGCTAAACTCGAATGGCTTGTAGGTTGTTTTCCGGAAATTGAGTTCGATGAAATTCATGTAGTAAAATATGGCACAAGAAAAGACTATGTGGCAAAAGATAAATACGGAATTATATTTGACGATGACGAAAGAGTAAGAGAAAAATGGAGAGGTGAAGCAATCAATCCAAATACAGAAAATATTGTGGAAACATTAACAAAGTTGGTGAAAATGTCCGAATAATCGGACATTTTTTCCTATAATGTTTTTTCGTACGTATTACGTACGAAAAGTAATTTGCATTTTTCTCCCAAAAGATTTATTATTAGAGTATAGAAAAGGAGGAAAAATACTATGAAAATGTATCAGTTACTCAGATGGAATAGAAATAATCCTAAATGGATAATTCTTAATAATTATAAAACAAGTAATCGTGCATTACGTGATATTGATAATATTAACCTCTTCATCGAAGATGGTAAAAAATATTCTGCAAAGAATTACGATGGACGCACTTGGTGGTGTATGATAGGAAAAAACGTCCTAAAAAGAAAATACTATGAATTAGATATGAATGGAAAAGTTGCCAATATTTATATTATTAGAGTATTTACCATTGTTTAAAGGGAATAAAATCATGAAAAAGAAAAAGACAGAAAAAATCGGAACAATTAAAGGAATAGAAATTCTAAAAAATACTCGTCCAATGCAGGATATTCCTTTTAGAACGGGCGTTCATTCCGATAAAAGAAAGAAAAGAGAAAAGGTAAATAAAAATAAGTTGGAAAAGTGGTTGTAATTAGTGTTGTATGTAGTTGGCGCGCGGTCAACTTCCTAAAATTATAGGTTGAACCTTTTGGAAAAGAAGTTGACCGCGCGCACTTCAACGTATTTTCATACGTATTACGTCCGAAAACTTATTTGACAAGTCCCTCTTCATTGATTATAATATAGGTGTAATAAGAAAGGAGACAATAAAATGATTAGTGCATTATGGATAGTTTTTATTATATGGGTTGTGTTTACTTTAATATGTGTGTTTATGGTTGAAGTAGCAGAAGAAGAATTATATGGTTTTCTTTTTCTTATATCATTACCAGTTATTTTCTACCTCCCTTTCATTTTTATATAGTGTTGTGTGAGAAAGAACAGACTTCGGTCTGTTTTTTCTTGCATTTTTCTTTTTCGTACGTATTACGTACGAAAAAAAATTTGATTTTTTCACAAAATTTTGCTATAATTTTTTTAGAAAATAAAGAAAGGAGAAAAATTTATGGCAATTTCCCGAAAAGTTGAAAGAGAGTTATTGAGAGAAAAATATTTATCCGATATTTCTGAATTTTTCTGTAATAAAGATGAAGAAGTTTTGAAAGTTAAGTCAAATGAGATAGCAATCCCCGTTGTTGGTTGTGAGGGTAATGAAGATTTTATAGTCATTACCGTAAAAGTACCAACAGGAGCAAACAAGGGAACGGAACCGTATGACGGTTACGAACTTGCGGAAGATTATCAGATGAAAGTAGTAGAAAAAGAAAGGAAGAAAAAAGAAACCGAACAGAAAAAGTTGGAAAAAATTGCAAAAGATAAGGCAATGAGAGAAAAGAAAAAAGAAATTGCCGAAAAGGGAGAATAATTCTCCCTTATTTTTTTGGAAAAATAAATTTCGTACGTATTACGTACGAAAAAGTTCTTGCATTTTTCCTCTTCATCAGTATAATTATATTGTAAGCAATTAAAACACTTCCCAAAAGAAAGGACGAACAAAATGAACATTGTAATTTTCGACACAGAAACAACTTCTCTTGATAAACCATTTTGCTATAATATAGGTTATATTATCGCAGATGCAGAAACGGGTGAAACTGTACTCGCGCGCGACTTCGTATGCGAACAAGTATGGCATAATCCAATGCTTTTCACTACTGCATACTATGCAGATAAGAGAGATATATATGTTAAGTCAATGAGACTACGCAAAACTAAAATGGACAAGTTCGGTTATATTTGTCAACAGATGATTAGAGACTTTAAGAACTATGAAGTTTCCTCTGCATATGCGTATAACAGTTCATTCGATGAGAAAGTTTTTAACTTCAATTGTGATTGGTTTAAATGTAACAATCCTTTTGATAATGTACCAATCTATGATATTAGAGGTTATGCACACCACTTCATATGTGATGATGATTTTAAAAAGTGGTGTGAAGAACACAAGGCTTTCTCCGATAGTGGTAATTACTCTACCACCGCAGAGAATGTATATAGATATATTAGCGGTTACAATGATTTTGTAGAGGAACACACCGCACTCGCAGATAGTGAAATCGAAACTGAAATACTTCTTTTCTCACTCGATGCGGGCGCGGAAATCGGAACAGATTATAAAGCATTTAGAAGTGTTACTCGCCCACAGAGAAAACAGTTTACAGTTAAAAAGAACAATGAAGTTGTTTATACTGATGAGTGCGATACAATTCGTTATATGAAAACAAACAACACAATAATTCTCAAGGGTTAATCCCTTGAGATTTTTTCACAATCTTTTTTTCGTACGTATTACGTATGAAAAAACACTTGCATTATTTTCCTAAATCATTATAATTATAATTGTCAAGAGGATAAAGCAAGTCGAGAAACCAAAGACGTCTACGGTCTTGAACGCAAAACCTTAAGTGGATTTCAAAATAAAAAATAAAAAAAGTTTGAAAAACCCCTTGACAAATCAAATCCAAACCTTTATAATAAGTATATCAGTTAAAGAGTTAAACAGAAAGGAAAAAAGTACTATGACAAACAGAGATTTCTACACAGCAGTTATCAACGCTAACATCAATGAGGAAATGACTTCGTTCGCAACTGAAGCAATCGCAAAACTCGATGCAAGAAATGCAAAGAGAGCGTCCACAGAATCAAAGACGCAGATTGCTAACAAGCCAATCATCGAAGCAATTTCAAGAGTTCTCACAGATGAACCAATGCTCGCATCGAAAATCGCTGAACTTTGCGAGATTTCAACGCAGAAAGCGTCAGCACTCGTAAAGAAAGTCGATGGCGTTCAGTCAGTTGATGTAAAAGTTAAGGGAAAGGGAACACAGAAAGGTTACTTTCTCGCCTAACACAAAAGCGTATAGTGGGCGCGCATAAGTCCCACCCCACTTACAGATTAGTCATTTTTTTACCTCCTTTCCCTTAAATAGTGTTGCGAAGAAACCGACAATCGTCGGTTTTTTCGTAGACGTTATTTTTCGTACGTATTACGTACGAAAAAACTCTTGACTTCGTGCGTCAATATGATATAATTACCATATCAATTAAAGGTGAGCCGAAAGGAAGGTGTATTTATGGCAGTATCACGCAAAGCAGAAAGAGAACTTATCAGAGCAGACTTCCTTGACAGAGTGTCAAAGTTCCTTTATGAAAGTGGCGAGGAAGTCCTTCGCGTCAAGTCCAACGAAATCGCAATCCCTTGTGTAGGGTGTGAAGGTAACGAGGACTTTATCGTTATCAACTTCAAAGTGCCAACTGGTGCGAACAAGGGAACAGAGCCTTACGATGGCTATGCTCTCGCTGAGGACTACGTTCACAATCTCGCAGAGAAAGAACGTAAAGCCGAAGAACGCAAGGCAGAAAAGGCGAAGAAAATTGCCAAAGATGCCGAAATCAGACGCAAGCGCGCGGAAATTGCAGAGAAGGGCGACAAATAGTCGCCTTTTTTCTACGTTTTAGTTTTCGTACGTATTACGTACGAAATTATATTTGATTTTATTTCCTAAAATGTTATAATTAGAGTATCAAAGGAGGAAGAAAAATGATTAATGATTTATTAGAAGCAAACATTTACTTTTATCTCGATGCTCGTAAAAAACCAATACTTGCATCAGAGGTCGCACGTGATATGAATATAACTACACAGAAAGCGTGTGTTTTGTTAAAAAGATTAGTTCGTGAAGGGGTTATTAGAGAAATACCTTACAATTCTAAAAAATGGTATGGTACAGATGAGGCAGTTTTAAACTTTGGTTGTGATTTAATCTCTGATAATCACAAAGATAACTCAATTAAAGTTGAAACAATTGTAGAGAACGAAAACGATGTAGTTGAGTTTGAGTTTAAGAACACCAAAGAATCACACAAAGATAAATTTTTATCACTGTTATACAATATAGTTTACGATTATTTTTACTAAGGAGAACAAAATGGAAAAAACAATAGAGGTAGCAGAAAAAGTTAAAACTTTTTTGATGAATGAAGTAATGAAAAATAATTTTTCTGATGAAGATTATGGAAAAATCATTATCTATTTACGTAATTGGTTTGAAGCCGAAGCAACTTTTTTTGAAGATTAAAGGAGAATTAAATGGAAGATAAAACTATAAGATGTATACTCAAATGTAAACAGTCAATTATTGATATTATGGAAGAATATGACATCGAAGACGATGCAGAAGTATTAACAGAACTTAAAAGATGGATTGAAAGAGTTATAAATTAGAAAGGGGTTAACAATGGAAATAAATATCAGATGTCCTAAATGTAAAGGTAAATTAATACTTGATGATGAATATAATGATGGTACTTTCTATGAAGATACTTACATAGATTATAGTACTTGCTATTGTGAAAAATGTGATACTAACTTTTTCATAAAAACATATTACAAATTTTCACACTTTGAACTTGGAGAAGAAATTAAAGAATAAAGCGAACATAAGTTCGCTCTTTTCAATTTCGTACGTATTACGTACGAAAAAACTATTGACCGCGCGCCCTCGACGTGATACAATTATGTTGTCAATAAGAAAGGAGACCCAAAAAATGGACAGAAGAAAATCATACTACCTTACAATAGATACTGAAACTTGCAACGATATGGACAACCCAATTGTATACGATATTGGCGGTTGTATACATGACCGCAAAGGTAACGTAGAAGAAGCATTTTCCTTTGTTATCTATGAAACATTTGTCGGAATGTCTGATGTAATGGCAAGCGCATACTATGCGGATAAAATCGACAACTACGAAGACGACTTAAACGCAGGGCGCCGCCGTATGGTAACATATTTCACCGCAAAGAAATATATTGCTGACCTTTGTGACAAGTACAATGTAAAGGCAATAATCGCCCACAATATGAGATTTGACTACAAGTCAACCACAACAACACAGCGTTATCTTACTAAATCAAAGTACAGATATTTCCTCCCTTACGGAATTGAACTTTGGGACACAATGAAAATGGCAAACGATACAATTTGCAAAGAGTGGGGATATCGTACTTGGTGCAAGATGAACGGATACGTCACAAAGAACGGACAAGTTCGCAAAACTGCCGAAATCCTTTACAGATATATTACAGGCGACAACAAGTTCATTGAATCTCACACAGGACTTGAAGATGTAATGATAGAAAAAGAAATCTTTGTTGCTTGTATGGACAAACACAAAAAAATGACAAAAAAGGCGTTCAAGTAACGCCTTTATTTTTGGGGAAGTTTTTTTCATACGTAATACGTACGAAAAACTATTTGACTTCTTACCGAAAATCATTATAATTATAATTGTCAAGGGGAGAAAATAAGAACTTGAGAGTCCACAGAAACGTATCAGAAACTCGTCATTCTTACCCCTTGACACTCGAGGAAAACATAAAAAAACATAAAAAAGATATTGACAAACATTCAAAAGTTTGCTACAATATAATCACAGTAAAGAGTAACTCAAATCTAAAAAAAAGAAAGGAAAAAGTACTATGACACAGAGAGATTTTTACACAGCAATCGTTAATTCTGACCTCAACGATGAACTCAAGGCTTTCGCTACCGAGGCAATTGAAAAACTCGATGCACGCAACGCAAAGAGAGCAAGCACACCTTCCAAGACACAGAAGGAAAATGCACCGCTCATTGAGAAGATTGCAACCCTTCTCACATCTGAGCCGAAACTCGCAAGCGAACTCGCCAAGGAAATGGAAATTTCCACACAGAAGGCAAGCGCACTTGTCAAGAAGGTTGAAGGTGTCAGCGTGTGCGATGTCAAGGTAAAGGGCAAGGGCACACAGAAGGGATACTACTTCGCATAGCCGATAGAAAAGAACGGACTCCACGCCCGTTCTTTTTTTGGAGAGATTTTTTCGTACGTTTTACGTACGAAAAAAGAGTTGCACTATTTTTTATTTATGTTATACTCATATTGTAAACAAAATCACTCAACAAAAGAAAGGAAGTAACACCATGACACTTAATTGTTTTGACCATTATGAAGATACTGACACTAAAAGACTTCAGGTAGTTTACCTCAGTGAAGTAAAAAAATTGCCACCAAAGAAAATTAGTGAATACGTTGACTATGCCGTTTCAACAATTCGCAATTACATTTGGAGGTTTAAAGATATGCTAAGTCGTGCAATTGCACTGTTTGAAAAAGGCATTGAAACAGTACTGCAAATTAAAAAAGAATACTACGCTTATATAATGAATATCTTGAGCAAAGGTAAACTAATGTATCTGAAAATTGGTTATAGTTGTGACCCAAAGCGCAGAGCAAAGGAGCATCTTAAGAAATATGGCGCGACAGATGTAGAAATTGTTAAACTATATAAGTTTGATAATGATGATGATGGATACACAATGGAAAATGTACTGCGTAAATATTTTAAGAGTAAGGACGGAAGTATTTTTATTCCGAGAGATAGATTTCAGAATATAAGATGTACCAATGAAGATATAGAAACACTTGATAGTAAATATAATTTTGTACTCAATAATTTTTAAAGACGGTTTAACCGTCTTTTTTATTGTCTAAAATTTTCGTACGTATCACGTACGAAATTTCCAAAAGTCAAGTTTGTTAAATAATTCACAGACTTTGTTAATAATTTATTAACAATTAGAATACTCTAACTCCGAACAAATGTTCGTCTTGGTTGTACGTCGTCCGCGGCCGGCCGTCAAATTTCATCCAGATGCGCGCCGCAAAGGAGCTGCAGCTGGGAGCTGCGAAGGAGCTGCGGTCATCCCACGCGTTGGAGCTGCGGCAGGCAGCTGGGAACGAGCCGCACTTACGAAACGTGGGAGCTGCACTGGAAATTTGACTTTTAAAATCAAATTTTCTGGGAGCTGCACCCGGCTTGAAATTTGAAAAAATTTGTCAAATTTTCTGCGCGCACCCAACGAGCTGCATCGGCGCGCACGTCTGCGTTCCCACAACTTATAATTTGAAAAAGCTTTAAAATTCTTTTATAATATATATAGAAAGTGAGAGAGACAATAAAGTAAATTAAAGGCTTTCCGCCGAACGTTCTCTCCGCTTTCTACCACGAAGTAGAGCAAAGAAAATTTGAAAAAGTTTCAAAAAAGCTCTATAATATATATAGAAAGTGAGAGAGAAAAATAACTTCTCTCCTTTAAAAGAAAACGTAATTGGCGTCGACTGCCTAAGTCGAAGAAAGGCATTAAAATGACAAAGAGAGAGATGTACGTAGCAATCGTTAACGGCGAGCTGAATGATGAGGTCAAGGAAATGGCGGCTGAGCTGCTTGAGGGTCTTGACGCAACTAACGCTAAGAGAAAGGAAAAGGCTGGCGAGAAGAGAGCTGAGAAGCTCGCTGAGGAAGCTAAGCTGGTAGACGCTATCGTCGAGTTCCTTGGAGATGAGTTTGTAACTGCATCCGACATCTGCGATGCGTTCGAGGAAATCAAGTCCGCACAGAAGGCTACAATCCTCGTTAAGAGAGCTGTAGAGGACGGCAGAGTCGTAATGGATAAGGTAAAGGGCGCAAAGGGTAAGGTAAACGGCTACAAGAGAGCCTAGTATACGTACTACTTATACGTATAACGTATAAAAGAAGAGGTTAAACCTCTTCTTTTTTTTGTTGTAACTATTTATTTCAAAAATTGCACTGGAAATTTGACAAAAAAGTTCAACTTTTGAGCGTTTATGTTAAAAATATTTGACATTTTGTATAGTTTTTTTAACTTTTTGAATAAAAAATTTGACTTTTGATGGTGTCTGTGGCAGCAATTTCAATTACCATAGTCCACCCCTGTATGTGCACCTGAGGGCCTCCTTGTACGCTCAGACCCTCGTTACAACCCCTACGTATACGTAAACGCACACCAGTCGCACACCCATTTCCGTACACCTTGGGTCTTGTCTTACTTATACATATACGTATACTTATACGTTTAACGTTGGTTAGAGTTGTACCTATCCTACCTTTACCCTGCCTTGCCTTACCTACCCCACCTACTCCAATTGTTGAGGTTGTTCCGTTGGTGTCCTACGTTGGTGAGACCCGAGGTAAGTTACAAGGGAAGCTGGTCGTTTTATATACATATATATATACGTATACGTACTACGTATACGAATTGTAGTGGACTACGTAGAATGGACCGAGGGAAGTTGTTAGGGGTACTTTTATCACTATCTATGTATACTAATTGTTGAGGTTGTTCGTTGTAGTCCCGCGGTACGTTCCTGAGCTGCGGGGACTGCGCCCCTTGTCAGGACCGCACACGCGGAGCCAACAACCCTTTTGGTTGGATAGGGCTATTTACGTATACATATATGTATATATATACGTATACGTAATACGTATAAGTATATATATAAGTTTTCTT